CATAACATATAAAGAACATCATCCAAATGATGATCACGATCCAACTGCATTAGAACTGTATTGCGATGCACATCCTGATGCACTTGAGTGTCGAATTTATGATGATTGAGGACAGTTAGCAAACTGGCACACTAAGGGTTCTCAGAGCACTGGGAACCCCCTATAATATGTGGGTAATCAGAAAAACCAATGAAATTCTCTGATCTTAATTTTGAACCTCATACCAACTATCCTGATAGTGGTATTGCTGCACGATACTTCTTCCCGAATGGATATGGTGTAAGTGTTGTGCGTTTTACCTCTCCCGGTGGATTTGGTGGTTCGTATGGTGCCGAACAAGGACTGTATGAACTTGCAATTCTCAAAGGACTTGAAGAAAACTGGGATATCTGCTATGATACTCCCATCACGGATGATGTTCTTGGGCATCTATCTGAGGAGGAAGTTGAAGTCCTCCTTTATGAAGTTGAAAACCTTACCATTTGATTATGACTCCTAAAAACTCTATCGGTAAAGAAAACGCAATTGAACTCTACAACTCCAACTGGTGGGAAGGACTTTCTTATCAGGAGATTGCTGGGGTTCAACTCTTCACAGTAGAACTCTGTTGCCCCTTTGATGTATTTCACGAAGCAGTTGAGAAGTCACTGGGTCGTCCTGTATTCACTCACGAATTTGGACTAAACTATGGAGGAATTTGTAAAGAGTTTCTGGGTGAGAAAGAATCTCCCACGATGAATGAGATTCTGAGTCTGATTCCCCAAGAAAAACTTATTGTCGTTACTAACTGATTATCAAATGACTAAAGTAGTATATAATGCCTGCTACGGTGGATTCGGTCTTTCCCGTGAAGCATGTTTGCGTTACTGGGAACTTCAAGGCAAAAAAGTTTGGATTGAAAATGGTGACTTTATGGGTATCTTCACCATTTGGTTGGTTCCACCTGAAGAACGTCTTGAAAAGAAGGAATGGTCTTCTATGTCTCTTACTGAACGTCTTGCTTACAATAAAAAGCTTTCCGAACAAACTTGGTATGACCATAATGTTGACCGACACGACCCCATTCTTGTTCAAGTTGTAGAAGAACTTGGTGAGGAAGCAGACGGTGATTATGCTAAACTTGCTATTGCTGAGGTCTCTGGTGCCTATCGTATTGATGAATATGATGGTTCTGAGAGTGTTAAACAACCTGATGGTTACGATTGGATTGTTCCTTGAGAATTTAACATTATGAAAGCATACAAAGTTGAAATTGTTTGTGTTGACTTAGATTATCTTGATAAACTTGATTACATCCTCTATGGTTTGCAAAACCAAGATAGAATTCTCACTACAATTGTATCTGTACAATCTACTGAAATTGGAGAGTTTGAAGATGACCATCCTCTCAACAGTGACTCCACATCAAAACAGTATATTGAAAATGCTGTTTGGGAACCTGAGGAAATTTAAGGTATGATTGGACGCATTCTTGGCACAGGAATCGGAATACTTCTGATTCTCCTTGTGCTTCTTGCAAGAGGTATTCCTGTCTTGTTCTTTATCAAGATGCTACCTCTTGTTCTGATTCTTATTCTGGGAGCAGCATTTATCTATGCTGGTCTCACTTCTGACTAATTGTTCTTTACTTAATTAACTTAAATTATGTCTACTGGAAAAATTGCTGTTGGTGTTGGCGGTGTTTTTCTGGCACTGATTCTCACTGCTGGTCAATTCACTACGATTAACACTGGTGAAAATGGTCTCTATATTGGATTTGATGGTCAGGTGAAGAATGAAGTTCTCACTCCTGGTATCAAATACGATGGTTTTGGTTCTATTAAGGTATTCAACACTCGTAAGATCACGGTACAATCCAGTGATCTGACTCCCAAGACCAAAGACAACACCATTATGAAAGATATGGATGTTGTGGTTACTTATAGTCTGTCTCCTACCAGTCTGTATAATTTCTACACTGGTTATGATATTACCAATCACGGTGTCAGTGAGAATGGTCAGATTGAACTGATGGCAAGTTTCATCAAACGTCTGATTACTTCTGCCGTGAACCAATCGGTTGATGAATATCCTGCTCTGGAAGTGAACAGCAGTCTGGATAAGATTCAAGAAACTATCAAACAGAATCTGAATCTGTCTCTGGAGAAGAACAACCTTGCTGGTAAGATTGATATTGAATCCGTTGTGGTTGTGAAAGCAGACCTGCCTGACGCACTGGTTGCCTCTGTGAACCGTGTGGTTGCTGCTCAATCGGCAAATAAAGAGCAAGAGGTGAAAACTCGCACTGCTCAACTGAAAGCAGAAGAGAATAAGGCACTTGCTTCTACTGTGACGACTCAATCTCTGGAGTATCAACGTAACGAAATCCTCAAAGCAGCATTTGAGAATGGTAGCATCCAAAAGATGGTGATTATCAACGGTGCTAAGATGGATTTCCTGCCTGGTGGTCTGACTGGTAAGTGATTATGAAATACCGTATCGTTTTCCGTAATAGTTCCCCTTGGGATGGTAGTTATAGAGATTACTCTTATTATTATGCTCAAATGAATGTGTTTGGCATTTGGATTGATTGTCGTTTTCATCCTTTTAAATATGTATACGACTCTTTTGATACTGATCTAGAAGTAGTGGATAAATGGATAAATCGACAACTTTCTGATAAGAAACCAGTAAAAGAAGAAGTGGTCAAGACCTATGACTGACACTTTCTGAACTGGCACACAGGGAACTTCACAGGGGAACCAGATGCCTTATAATACAAAGGTAGTCAAGGGAACACTCCCATGAACATGAGACCCAAACGGTACTTCTTCTTCGATGAGTATGGTGCATGGTACAAGGTGATTGCAAGTTGTCTTGCTGCTGCTACTGCACAACTTCCTGCCGATTTTGAGTACGATTACTACGAGGTTCACAAATGATTACCTTTGATTATGTCGTTCACAAACTCTACTGTGATCGTAAAGAATGGGAATGCTATTCTTACACTCCCGATTCAGTCATTGAAGAGATCAATGCTCTTGTCTATGCAGTAATCACAACCAACACTGAACCTATAATTGCACAGAAGATCATTTATGATACGATCTATGCAAATGAGATGTATCGTGGATATGGTTTCAGTGATTCTGAGTGCGATCAGTGTACGACCAATATCATCAATGAGTATTATGGTAGTGACATTGATCGTTGGGCAAATCGTTCTCTAATTGCAGAACATAAGAATGAGAAGTGGATTCATAACGTAACACCTCAAAAAAACAACACACAGGAGAAAAAAGCAGTGGGACTTACACAACAAAGTTACGGACGACTTGCTGAAGCACTTGCTGATGAAGTATCCTGTTATATTGCTGAGGATGACAGGTTTCGGGAAATGATTCTGAAGTTGATTCCTGAAGCAATTCAGAGTAAACTTGGTCTTGTTGATGCTGAAGTTATTGGTGAGTTGACTGCTCATCTTGCACCTAGAATGGTTCTTGTTGATATGGAATTCAATGTCTGAAAATTACTCTCTACTTGAACCGATTCCTGCTTGCCGCGATTGTAAGCATTGTCGTTTGATTCCTGGTCTTTTTCATGTTTGCCAAAAGCATTATGTTGAAGATTTGGATTACATTAAAGGCATAGTTTATGCTGTTGATATGGTTTGTACTGAAGTCAGGAAAGATAAATCTCTCTGTGGTCGAAATGGAAAGGATTTTGAGCAGAGGGAGAAACCACTTGAAGAAGACAAACCCAAATCAACTTGGTGGCATCTCAAGCAAATGATTAAAGAATTCTTTTAAGCATAATGAATCCTGAACAACAACTTACTCTTTATAGTACAGTCGATCTCATGAATAAAGATTGTGAGAAATGCGGCAAAGGTTATTATAAAGAAACCAGTATTCATGATGACTGGGATGGTGTTCTTCATTGTAGCAAATGTGATCATGAAGTTAAACGACATAAGGAGATTTGGTGATTCTAAGGACACTCTGACAACTGGCACACAGGGCACTCCAGACTCCTCTGGATGCCCTATAATACTCTCATACGCAAACAACCCAATGACTGCCACCACCGCCCCGAACAAAGAGTTTTCTGACTTCTGTGCTCAGCGTGATGCACAGAATACCATTCAACTGAATGTGATTAAGTACACTTGGGAACTCTGTGAGGCACTTCGTCAGAACTATATTGACTACAGCATTAAGTCTCATCAGCGTTCTCTTGAGCGTGGTGAGAGCGTTGATTATCATAATGCCTGCATCACTGACCTGAAGAATGGTAAGTGTGATTATGACTTCACCTTTGAGTCTGGTAAGAAGTATCACAAAATTATTATGAATGCTGCTGGGCAAAGGTCGGTTCACGCCTTTATAGATAAGAAGACTGGTTCCGTATACAAAGCAGCATCATGGCGTGGTCCTGCTAAAGGAGAAAGGTGTAATCTCCTCATTATCAAAGAAAGAGAGCGGGCTCTTGAAAATGCTGATTGGGCGGGAAATTGGTTGTATCTACGATGACCCGAAAGTTCCGTCATTATTTCTCTGGCGGCACTTTACTTTTTCTTTCATCGTTTCACTTATTTTTTGTTTCTGTTCTTCACTCATAGGTCCAATTTTTTTACCTTTATTCCACGGAACATTTCCTTTAAGTGATTGACTAACTTTTTTACCAGTTTCTTTACTCCATCCCCCACCATTTCTTCTTGATTCTATTCTTTTAGCAATCTGTTCTGGTGATTGTTTTGTTCCTTTTAGGTGCCCCGTTTTAGCACTACTAATCTTCTTCTTTGTTTCTTCACTCATAGGTATTCCAGTATTATCATAATCAAACTTTGATGATGTTTGGTTTGCTTGATTTACAAAGTGTGGATTGTTTTTTACATCATAAAACTTATGAAGTATAACCTCCGCTTCTAATGCTTCTTCTCTTGTGTTACATTTCATCAAAATTATTTTATTTTTTGGATTAAATGTTTTATCATAGTAACTTCCAAGATATTCATCTTCGTAAACATTACACTCACATTGCCTGACGCCAATGTATCCCCTTCCCCAGTCCTCATATGAATAATAGATATAATGATTCATAACTTTCTCCATTCTTTTATTATTTATAAACCTGCTACTTGGTAAAATGAGACAACTATTCTTACTTCTACCTCTCACATTTCTTTCCGTTCCGGTGCAAGCACAACAAGTGAATAACTTTGCAGTCTGCACTCAAAATCAGGAAGTCTATCGACCCGGTGGATATGACCAATATGGTAATTATGTTCCTGGTGGTGTGAGTGTTCAAACTTATAATGTTCCGTGCAATGGTGTAGTAAATCAGTATTATGGGAGTGGTGGTGGATATTATGGTAGGGCAACTAATCCAAACTGTAATCCTACAAGAACTGTATTAGGTGCCGTACTTGGTGGTGCAATTGGTCGTGCTGCTGCCATGAATTATCCACGAAATTATGGATGGGCAACTGCATTGGGTGCATCACTTGGAGGACTTACTTTTGCTTGCTGATGAATGAATTCACTTTTCGTCAAATTATGTTTCTTTTGCATGAAGATTCTTCGGATCAAGCATATGCTGCAATGGAATATTTTTTCTATGAATATGTGCCAGATAATGTAGATCCCAATGTTACATTAATTGATTATCTTGATAATAGGATGTATGTATGACTAATCTTGAAATTCGGCAACAACTTGATTTACTAATGTATACTATTGGAGAATTTTATGATTATAGTTCAGAGGAAGATTATGAAGAAGATGATGTTGAACTTTATCATGAATCCATAAAAGTTTATAAGCATCTAAGATCTTATTTTAAAGATGACAACAACTGACAAACTGATCTTCATTTCTTCGTTCATTTGGTTTTTGCACTGGGGTTCATGTATTACATTAAGACTTCTGGATACGGTTATTCTAAACGCCTCTGTGAGGACATTACCGTTTGGTTTCTGAATAAGTTTCTTCCACGACGCAAGATTGAGGTTGAGATTCTTCATCGTGGATTGAAACGCGAAGGAGTTTATGGTTACTGTGATTATGTGGGAGAATCTTATCGCCCCCGTGAGTTCTTGATTGAACTTCAGACTCATATGAATGAGGAGTTGTATATAAAAACTCTTTTTCATGAACTGGTCCATCTGAGGCAGTGGGTAGTAGGTTCCCTGCAGTTCCGTCGTGGAAAAATGCTTTATTGTAAAGAACCAGTGGAATTTTATGCTTATGAGGATCAACCACACGAAATTGAGGCACGGGAGCAAGAAGAAACTCTATATTATGAGTACCTAATTGATAAACAGGGTGTGCCAGCCCCCAAAGTGGCACAGTACTTCCCGAACCGCCTGTGCTCTGCCCTATAATAACAAGGTAATCAAGAGAAATCAATGACCACCAATCGATTTATCAACTTTGACTTTAAGACTCTTACTGATGATGAGATTAGGACCATTGGATTTCTTTTGTTGAAATGGTTTAAGTTCCACGAGCTGGGTAATCCTTTCAACTACAATCGTTTCATGGAGTTTATTCAAGCAAAGTTGCTTAATTATAAACTTACTAAGGTAGGTGGTGGTTCTGATGGTATCAACGAACAGAAGGAAACTACAGAGTTCAAGGGTACTGAGTTTTTGGGATTCACAAAGAAAAGTGTAGAGAGATCACATTCTTTCTCTTACAATGGTACAACTCGCAAACCTACTCTCGAAGAACAGAAGAAATACTGCTACCAAAAGATTATGCGCGACCCTCTTCATCACTGGTCTATGATTGATTATGAGAATGGGGCATTTATCAAGACTATTCAACTCACTAACAATCAAGTTTGGCAAATTCTTTGGACAAAATGGGAGAAATCATGGTATAATAGTAAAGCAGCAGATCCTAGAATTGGTGCTTCTATCTCCACTGCCGAACTGGATAAAGCAGGTATCAAGTATATTACAATCACTCATTAAATATGGACAGCAAAAAAGTAGCATACTCTCATGGCGGTGGTGATGAGGCATATACTCCTGCATATGGTGTAACTCCCATTCTTAAATACATTCCCAAAGATGCAAAAGTTTGGTGTCCGTTTGATACGATTGACAGTGAGTTTGTCAAACAAATCTCAAAGCAAAATGAGGTAGTTTTTACTCATATTTGTTATGGGCAGGACTTTCTTACCTATGAACCTGATAACTGGGATGTAATTGTATCCAATCCACCCTTCACAAACAAACGTAAGTTCTTTGAACGTGCTCTATCATTTAATAAGCCATTTGCTCTCATTATGACTAATACTTGGTTGAATGATAGTGCTCCGAAGCAGTTGTTCAAGGACAAGGATTTGCAGTTGCTGATGTTTGATAAACGTATGAAGTTTCATAGTCCCGATGGACGTGCAAACGATAAGATTACGTTCAGTAGTAGTTACTATTGTTGGAACTTTCTACCAAAGCAAATCATTATGGAGGAACTCTGTGTGTCAGTTTCCAAAGTGGCACAGAGGTCTCCTAGCGAAGCAGTTTTGCCCCTATAATTACAAGGTAATCAAGGGAACACACCCATGACCCTGCCCTCCTACAGTGCAATCTCCTTCCGATCTCAAGAGGAGCACGAAGCGGCACTCTACGATGCCTGCCTGCTGATTGTGAATACCTACAATCAATCTGATATGCTTGATGGTTTTGACCCTTACAGTGTGACTTCTTATGATTTTATGAAGTTTGCCCGCCACATTCTCAATCAACTCGCCAACTGAAATGACTCCATTTCCATACGAAATCTTGGAAGGTGTTACTTTCAAAGGAGAATCTCCTGAATGGTTTGTTTGCTATCAAGGTTTTCAACTTGGTGGTGATATTGATTCTTCTGGAGCAGGTAATTTAACTTTCTCCAGTTATGATGAAGCATTTAATTACGTTATCCACAACTCTCAACTGAAATGACTGCAACCGCATTTTCTAAAGAATTCATCAATCATTTCATTGATTATGTGATGTCGTTCTATGGTCCTGGTGAATTGTATCCTATCACCGGAATCAATCGTACTGTGGTTCGTAAAGCAACTAATGACATTATCAAGATTGCCAGAATCAAAGGGCAAGAGTTCTGTGGTGATAGTATTGACCGCGAACTTGTGCGTGATCTTCTGATTGACAAATACAAACTCACTCTTAACTGAAATGGCACTCTCTCATCAAACAATTAACAAACTGGCATCGGCACTGGTTCCTGAGGTGATTGATTACATCTATCAGGATGAACGTTGGTGTGAATTTATGCACGAAGTCATTCCTGATGCTCTTCAGGAACAATTTGGAGAAATTGACGAGGAGTTGAAATTTCAACTTGCTATGTGTATAATGGATCGTATCTGTTTCAAACAAGGATGAATATGACAGAAACACAGGTAAATCTAAATGTGCATGAGATTGGTATTATCCTCTCTGCACTTCAAAATCTAGAGAATATTGACGAAATTCATATTGCCAGAGACTATGGAAGTGTGCCAGCACTCTATAACAAACTCTATTCTGTGATGGAGCGGATGGACAGTTCGCAAACTGGACTACGGTACGACCTGACCCCCTCCTTCTGACCTATAATACTCATATACACACAAGACACCGAACATGGGTTACTACACTTACTACGAACTGAGCATTGACAATTCTCAAGACAAAGGTCATGTTGAGAAAAAGAAACAATCCGAAATTGAAGAAATTCAACAATCAAATATCTCTGATGAGTTGAAGAAACGACTCATCAAAGATGTTGAAAAGATGTATGAGACCAGCATTGCTACTCAAAATGATGTGGTTAATTTTCTAACTTTCAATCCATTTGGTGTTCAACAAAAATGGTATGACCACACTGAGGATATGTGTAGGCTTTCTAAGGAATATCCGAATGTGCTGTTCATTCTTACTGGTAAGGGTGAAGAACCTGAGGATATGTGGGTCAAGTATTTTATGAATGGTAAAGTTCAAGTTGAAAATGCAGTCATCACTTATGGCAAGTTTGATCCGAAAAAACTGGTAGCAGTGTGACACCCGATTAACTGGCACAGGGCACTCCACATCACCCTGGATGCCCTATAATACTTTCATACACACAGAGGACTGATGAAACCAACTTACATCTTTCTTGCATTCATTGCCATTCTGATGTATAATGTAGTTCTGATCAAACGTGATCAAGAACTCTTCAAGGCATATGACACTAAATGTGCCGAAATCTCACATTCCCGTTGCCATCTTTCCAAATGAACGATTCCGACATTTCCCAGTTTATTAATTCTTTTGAGGACTTTATGAATCACGCTCAGGTAGAGGAGTTGCACTATCAGGTAAGACAAGCAGCAGAGGATTATGCTCAGATGTTCTATGAACGCAAAGCTGCCGAACTTGAGATTACTGTCGATTATTACATTCAGGAGTTTATTTGATGAATGAAAAAACAAAATTGATTCTTGCTCTACAGCAAACTGAGAACATTTATAATCTACTACAGGGTAATCAATTTGCTGGTTTCTTTGCTTCTCATCTATTGCCTATTAAGTATGAAATTGAAAGGCAAATCCATTGCTTGACAAACACAAATAAATAATAATACCTGCGTTGGGTGACACTTTCCAGGTAAGAAAGGAGGCAGAAATGCCTCCTTTATCATATAAATATTATGTCACTCAACAGCAGAGTAGTTATGCCTTCAACAGGTAAAGTTTACTGTGCTCATTGCATTTTTACAGGAAAAAAATACATTGGGCAAACTGTAAAAAATAATCTTAATTTGAGAATCAATGAGCACTTTATGGATTGTAAGAGATACAATCATAAGTTTGCGAATGCTCTTAAGAAATATGGAAAAGAGGGATTTATTTGGGGAATTGTAGAGGAATGTAATTTATCTACTTTAGATGATAGAGAGATACATTGGATTTCCAAATACAAAACTGTAGAAAATGGGTATAATCTTTCTCCTGGAGGTGGTCAACCATCAGAATATTTCTGTAAAGAATATTTGGTAGAAACGCCATCTGGTGAAAGAATAAAAATTCTAAATTTATCAAAGTATTGTAGAAACAATCATCTTAATGTAGGACATCTTCATGAAACTCTTTATGGAAAAAGAATTCAACATAAAGGATATAAACTTATACCAAGAAATGATGAAGAAATTAAAAGATATGAAAATGAAAGAAAAGTAAGAGAAGATACAAGTAGAAAAGGTCTTAAAGGGGAAAGAAACGGGAGAGCGATCCTTAACTGGAATAAAGTTGAACAAATACGTCAAATGCACTCTTCTAAAAAATATAAAAATCAAGAAATATCAAATATATTTGGTATTAAACTTGGAACACTTGAAAAGATAGTATCAAATAAACTATGGACAGTTTAATTTCCGCACACTTGACTTTTGAATAAAAACCTCCTATGATATCAATGTTAAACACAAGAGGTCAATGAAGTACTTGTATTTGGTGGATCATTTTATTCCAGCACCTTTTTCTGATGGTGGACTTTGGAATGTTCTTGCAGAAGATGATAATGAATGTTTTGAGTTGATTGCTGCAGAAGATAATGAACTTAATCTAAACCATTATCCAAAATTAAAAAAGAATATTCTCAAAGCACAAAAGTTCGCACTACAAGATGAGTATGAGTCTGGCATTCTGGAGGCATTTACGACGTGACACAACTTTATCGTATTGAAGAAATGTTTACAAATGGTTGGGCACTGATTGATGAATCGGCATCTAATCTTACAAAAGAAGAATGCGATCAAAAACTTCAATCATATCTTGCCCTAGGGCATAATCCCCAGTTTCTTCGTGCTGTTCCTGATGTTACTGCAGATTGAGTTTCCGCATAAGGCACCCACAAAAGATTATTCTTATGAGTACGAACAGTTCAATACAAGAATCATTCGTATTTGGTTGTGTTGTACTCGTAAGTTTGATTATAATCTTGGTGCTCCTACCAAAACAGTATGGGGTTTCTATTCTCCAAAGAAAAAAGAATACTATGCCCCCGTAAATTCAAAGACAATCGGCACACAAGTCAATATAGGTAATACTACTCCTTATTCGGCAATGATACCGAAGAAAACATCACTGGAAATGTGCTTTGTATGATGATATTTGCCAAGGATCTGTCAGTCAAATATAAAGAACATATGGGAGTCGTAAGATTTATTTCAAGTCAGTATATTACGATCTGTGTTAAAACTTATGATCATAAATCCAGAGATGTTTGTATGCTAGTGTATCCTGACAAGTGGGATAGTATTGAAATTGTAAATGACTATGAAGAACCAGAAAAATAATCTGTGGCGAATCATTGCAAAATCATTAGGTGAAAAGTCCGGTAAGACTGACAAAGAAGCCGACCAAGTGGCAGTTGTTCGTCTTATAATGTTTTTGTCCATTTTTATTACAAACGCATTTATTGTGTATAATGCCCTTCGTACTCACCATTTTCCAAATTATGAAATACAGCGTTGTGTAAATGGAAGTAACCGAACATAATCTCACAGATTGGAACTTAAGTAAAGAAGAAATCCAAAGTCTCATTCACCTCACAAAACTTGAAATCAAACGATGTGAAGGTGATAGTACCACACAAACTTATTATGGTATAATACTGGGAAAACTTATCATTATGAGAAATGACTGAACGCTCTGAAAACTTTATGAAAGCGGTATGGGACTGTAGAAACAATCAGGGTGCCGATACTGAAGAGAAACTGGTTTCCGCAATTCTACAGGTTGCTGCCGAAACCGTAAGATTTTATAATGCCCAGAATGATATGATTGTTCTGGATAAACAAGATTTACTTCAATTAGCACAGGAAATAGTAGAATGAAACTTCTTGATTTTTATAGGAAAGAAGACTTTGGACCAGAGTATACCTTTACTCTATTTAAAGGTAAAAGGCGTTCATTTTTGCAATTCAGTTTTTATTGGAACAACTATCCCGACCTTCCTTATCTTCAAATTGGAATTGGAAACAATCGTTTGATTGATATTATCTTCTGGTGTTGGAGATTTGGTTTTTCGGCAGAAATCTTTGGTATTACTTGGAATAGTTGGGAGAGAGAAGAATGAAAGAATTGCCATCAAAACACGACCTTGATATTTTTTGGGCAGTTGCCACCAGTGGTGCTTTAGAAACTGGCACAAGACCCCATCACGGGTTTGCCGACCTGCTGTATGATTACCTCACAGACAACCTCAAAAACAAATACGGAGTTGAACTCTGCTATGAACCTCAAAGAAAAGAAAGCACTCCTGAAGAAACTTGAAACTGCCTATAATACTTGTTTTGACTGTGGTAAGGAATTTGGAGTTTATAGTGTCGGTTGTAGCAGTGTGTATGAGTCAAAGTGTGATGTATGCGAGCAAATCAAACCCATTACTGAAACTAGAGACTTTGCGTTCTTCATTACTGGTATTCGCAAACTGAAACTTGAGATTGCCCTTGAAAAGAAAACTAAATAACAATACCTGATTTGCTCGCACTTTTCAGGAGGAGGGTGAAAGTCCCTCCTTTGTATTATAAATAGTATTGCGAGCAAATTAGAGTAGAATGAAAGGAGTAATTTACTGCTACCACTGTATTCCTACTGGGAAAAAATACATAGGGCAAACTGTATTTGAAGAAAGGAGAAGGGGTCAGCACAGGCACGATTGTGGTAGAGGTGTAAATAATAAGTTTTATCGTGCCGTAAGAAAATATGGATGGGATAATTTCATTTATGGAATTGTTGATGAATACGATACTTGTATTTTGAACGAACAAGAAATATTTTATGTTGATAAATATAACACTTATCATAATGGATATAATTCAACAATTGGTGGAGAAGGTTGTAGAGGATTTCTTCCATCAGAGGAAACTAAAAAGAAACAAAGTGTAGCAGCAAAAAATAGAACTGATATTAGACCAAATAAAAAATATTTTACAGATGAGGAAAAACGGGAAGCAAAAAGAGAAAGAGATAGAAAATACCAGCAAAAAACAAAAGAAAAAAGAAAAGAATATATGAAAGAATGGAGAAAAAATAATCAAGATAAAATCAAAAAATGGAAGGAAGAAAATAAAGAATATTTGAGAGAATTATGGGCTAAAAATAGAATGAAAAGAAAAGGCAAGTGTGACGGTTGAGAAAGTGTCCCATAAGGGTTTCAAAAATCCCATATCTCCTGTATAATAACACTATATTCAAAAGACCAATGAACCGCAAAGTCACAGTCCGACCAAAAAGTAAAAAAGCAATCAATAGATTAGCAAATAGTATGGAAGGTAATCCTGTCTGTATTGTAGAGCAGGATACTGGTGGTGAGTTGTTCTTGGCATCAGAAAATCGCAAATACTTCTTCTGGGTAAGCACAAGAACTGGCACTAACCGTTTTGGTGATAAAACTGACAAAGATTGGGAGATTATTGAATGAGTTTTTCTAAGACCATTTCTGTGTGTGCTGCTCTTGCAAGTATCTTTGCTGCTGGTGCTACTGGTTGGAAACTTGCAGATTCTCAAAAAGAAGTTCCTTTGACTCCATTAGACCAAAAGGTAATGGAGTTGGAGAAGAAACTTGAAGAAGTACAAGAACCACAAGTTGCTCCCGAACCAGTAAAACTTCCAGCACCTATCGTTCA